AAGGAGCTTGGGTGTTTCTCTAAGAAGCGGGCCACCCCAAGCGGCCTACGATCTGAGTGTAGAGCCTGTATATCGCTTAAAGGTTCCGCATATCGCCAAGCGCACAGAGAGCGTATTAATTTTAGAAAGAGGGAGTCGGCGCAACGCAACAAAGAAGTCAAGGCGGCCACTAACAAGGCTTGGTACGAAGCCAACAAAGAAAGGCACAGGGCTGCTTCTCTTGCGTGGCGGAAGGCAAACCTTGATAAGGTCAACGAATACGCTGTCGAGCGCAGGGCCGCCAAGATCAAACGTACCGTAGCTTGGGCTAACCGCGAAAAGATTGTTGAGTTTTACGTGGAAGCTAAACGACTACAGGAAGAAACAGGAATAGTCATGCATGTCGATCATATTATACCACTTAGAGGTAAACTGGTGAGCGGTCTTCATGTTGAAACAAATTTACAGATACTTCCGTGGCATGACAATCTTAGTAAGTCCAACAACTTTAAACCATAAAGGCAAAAGAAAATGAGTAACTTTGTATTTGATATTGAGGCTAATGGCCTTGAACCCGACAAGGTCTTTTGCATCGTGGCCTTAGATGTAGACACCAAGAAGGTTCACATGTTTGATAACACTCAGCTAGATGCAGGCTATGATCTTTTAAAGTCTGCTACCAAGCTGATCGGTCACAACATCTTGGGCTATGATCTCCCTGTAATTAAAAGGATTGGAGGACTAGACTTATTCGACAAGAAGATCGTTGATACCTTGGTACTATCAAGGCTCTTTAAACCAACCCGCGAAGGCAACCACGGCTTAGAAGGTTGGGGATATCGCTTGGGCTTTGTTAAAGGTGACTACGGGGAAGCTGAAGATGCTTGGGAACACTACACCCCTGAGATGCTAGAGTACTGTAAGAACGATGTGTTGCTTAACTACAAGGTCTATGTCGCTCTTCGTCAGGAGAGCAAGGGCTTCACGCCTCAGTCAGTACAGATAGAACATGCAGTCGCTAAGATCGTTGATGAGCAACGAACTACGGGGTTCTTGTTAGACGTTAAGAAAGTTATGGGCTTGATGGCTATGTTTGAAACTAAGCTATATGATCTGGAGGCAGAGGTTCAAGAAGAGTTCCGGCCTGTTGTGACTACTCAGATACTGTCACCAAAGTTTACAGCCACAGGTGCAGTAGCTAAGACAGCCACAGATCAACACGGCAAGGGTACTAGGCTGACTGATGAGGAGCATAAGCGCATAGTACTAGACATAAACTCTAGAGCCATTGCTCGTAAAACTGAAACGCCTTTTAACTTAGGATCACGCAAGCAGATTGGCGAGTACCTAATTCGTTTTGGTTGGAAGCCTCAGAAGTTTACGCCTACTGGACAACCAATCGTTGATGAGGCAGCTTTAAATAAAGTTAAGAACATTCCACAAGCTGCATTGATTGCTAAGTATCTGATGGTGCAGAAGCGTTTGGCTCAGACTAAGAGTTGGATTAAGGAACTTAACGATGACACTGGCAGAGTCCACGGCTATGTTAATCCTAATGGTGCAGTGACATCTCGCATGACGCACTCTCATCCTAACATGGCTCAAATTCCAAGCGTTAAGAGAGACAAAGACACTAATAAACCTCTACTTGGTTTAGCAGGCGGCTTTGGCGTGGAGTGCAGGTCTTGTTGGACAGTACCGAAAGGCTACAAGCTAGTAGGCATTGATGCTTCTGGCTTAGAACTGCGGATGCTTGCACACTATTTAAATGACGAGGGGTACACAAATGAAATCCTTAACGGAGATATACACACCACAAATCAAAAGCTTGCGGGACTTGAGTCAAGAAATCAGGCTAAAACTTTCATCTATGCATTACTGTATGGAGCCGGAGATGTTAAGCTTGGGTCTGTGGCTAACAGAGGCAGAGAAGGTGGTAAAGGACTTAGACAACGCTTTTTTGATAACCTCCCATCATTTAAGACTCTTACAAGCAGAGTTCAAAGAGAAGCAAAAAGCGGATTCATTAAAGCACTAGACGGTAGACGCTTGACTGTTCGCTCAGAACATGCCGCCCTGAATACTTTGTTGCAAGGAGCCGGAGCAATCGTGATGAAGCAAGCACTTATATTTCTACAAGAGATGATCACAAAGAATGGACTAGACGCTAAGTTTGTAGCCAACGTCCACGATGAGTGGCAGATAGAAGTCAGAGAAGACCATGCCGATGCTGTCGGTAAGCTAGGTGTCAAAGCAATTGTTGAAGCAGGTCTAACCCTTAAACTTAATTGTCCTTTAGACGGAGATTATAATGTCGGAAACAACTGGAGTGAGACTCATTAAGACTGAAACAAAAATTAATCCACGCACAGGGAAGCCCTACTACTACAAAGATAATCCTAAAGCGGTGAAGGCTAGAGATGCCAAGCGCATGTATGTTAATGGCAAAGAAATTTCAAAGTATGATCCTGTACATACTGCGGGTAGATACAAAACTTTAGAGGGTGCTGCATTCGCATCTTTAAATAACTACTCTAGTGTTGAAGAAGGCTATGTGTATGCTGTGTCTAATCCTGCATGGGAAGGTTGGTTCAAGGTTGGCATGGCTCTAGATGCATACGATAGGTGTGCAGGGTATCAGACCTCTTCCCCTTTTAGAGATTATAAGGTAGAATACTGTAAGTATTTTACAGATAGAAGAAAAGCTGAACAGAACATACACACTAAATTAGCTGAACAAAAAATAGAAAGTCGAGGCGAGTGGTTTCGAGGATCGCTCACTAATATAAAATCTGTTATCCAACAACATTAATATGCGCTAAAAACTGTAGAATTATTACACTTTATAGCGCATAGAACTGCAAACCACGAACAGGAAAATCACGATGGAATTAAATACACTAGTACCCGACATCTACAAACACTTAGAATCTTTATCAGATGGCATACCTCTGCCGCTAACTGAAGCTGAGATAGATAAGACAGTAGCTGACATGAAGGTAGCTTTAATGTCTTGGGCAACACCCAGAGAACGTAACAGAGACTTCACTCTGCGTATGTCTAACATTGGGAAGCCATCTCGCCAGTTGTGGTACGAGAAGCGTGACGAGAAGGGCCGTGGTGGTATTGATGGTGCAACACAGATCAAGTTTCTGTACGGTCACTTGCTTGAAGAGATTGTGTTGATGCTTGTACGCATGGCCGGACACAAAGTAACAGACGAGCAGAAAGAAGTTACAGTTGATGGGATCGTTGGACACATGGACTGCAAGATCAATGGCGAGGTTGTCGATGTTAAGACTGCTTCGCGCTTTGCGTTCAACAAGTTCAGGGAAGGTCGCTTGGCACAAGACGATCCGTTTGGTTACATGGGTCAGCTTGCAGGGTATGAAGAAGCAGAAGGCACGGATAAGGGTGGCTTCTTGGTGTTGAACAAAGAGAGCGGTGAGTTGTGCATGTACGTGCCTGACGATCTAGATAAGCCAAACATTAAGTCAACAATCAGCAAGCTTGTTCCTTCTCTTAAACTAGACACACCTCCTGCTCTTTGCTATGATCTAGTAGCAGACGGCAAGAAAGGAAACATAAAGTTGCCGAAGGGTTGTAGTTGGTGTAAGTATAAGTATCAGTGCCATCAAGATGCTAATGATGGTGATGGGTTAAGAACCTTTAGATACTCTAATGGATTAACATACTTGACAACAGTTGTGGTCGAGCCAAAAGTAGAGGAACTACTATGAACAGGAAGAAGTCTAAACGCATTAAGTCTCAGTCAGCCGCTATCATTGTTGAGTGGTTTGGTTCTCTGTTAGACAAAGAGGAGAGCAGTAAGATCAATGTAAAAAACTACATGTCTTTCATGCCTGAACAAACACACTACATGGCGGGACGCACAATGTTTTTAAACGCCTATCATCCTAAGTGGATCGCCAAGACAATCAAACAACTCTTGCGTGACTCTCCAAAGCTCTCTATCGAAACAATTACTTTGGAGGATATACAATGGAAGAGGAGATAATTACTATTGAGGATATGATTATTAATGTAGGTAGCTTTCTTCACAGTACCTCTGGTTCTGTTACTGATATAGATGGACAGTTTCTTAAAGACTTTCGGCTCCTCATAGACGCAGAGTTAGAAAGGCGGGAGGCACAGATCCATTGACTTACGTTAAAAAGGGACACCGTAAACCTAGAGCAGTGCGGCCTAAGACTCCTAATCTTGTTGAGGGCTACGATTCTAACTGGGAGTACGAGTTACATACAGGCATCCTAGATAATTGGAGCTTCCATACTGACAAGGTTTCGTATACCATTGATCATAATTATCACCCAGACTTCTTGCGCGAGATTGACGGCAAGAAGATTTTACTTGAAGCCAAGGGACGGTTTTGGGATTACGCGGAGTACAACAAGTACATCTGGATAAGCAAGGTATTACCTGAAGACACGGAGCTAGTCTTTCTGTTTGCTAATCCAAGCGCACCAATGCCTCAAGCCACAAGGCGCAAGGACGGAACTAAAAGAAGCCACGGTGAGTGGGCAAGTAAGAATAACTTTAGGTGGTTTAGCGAGGACAGTATCCCAGACAGTTGGATCAATGTGAAAAACAAAGAGACTTTCGACTGATGGACGAATCCAACCGCAAAGATGAGAGGCGCGATAGTTTTCTCAGGAAGAAGAAGTTTAAAAAGATACAAGGTTCTTCCAAGTTAAAAGAAACTAGACGCAAAGAAAACAAAAACCTAACTAACGAGATGCCTTATGAACAAGAAACTAAATGATGTGGCTCCTAGCGAGTGGGACAGAGCAGCACGTAGCAACATCTCTCACGACATGGAGACAGAGAAAGGAAGACAAGCAGCGTGGGAACAGTTTGCTGAAGTAGGCTTAGAAGCTTGGGCAACACCTGCGGAGGAAGAGGCAGAAGAGATTAGCTTAGATGATTGCACTACGGAGCTTGATTGGGATGACGATAAGACATATTCAGAAGTCTATAAAAAGCTAGTAGCTCAAGAGCAGGAAGAAAAAGAAGATTTAATTAACAGACCTTCGCACTACAACACAGGCAACATAGAATGTATAATGGCAATAGAAGAGTCTATGTCTTCTGAGTCTTACAGAGGTTATCTAAAAGGCAATGTCCTAAAGTACCTGTGGCGTTATCAGTACAAGGGCAACCCCAAGCAGGATATAGACAAGGCTATGTGGTATTTAAATCAGCTATCTAATGAAGTAGAATTAGACAGCATTAACTTAGAGGAAGAATAATGGATCAGTACCAACAGTTTATACACAAGAGCCGCTATGCGCGTTGGATACCAGAAGCAGGACGCAGAGAGTCGTGGCACGAAACAGTCAACAGGTACGTAGACTTCTGGAAAGATCGTGAACAGATAGATGAAAAGACGGCCTTAGAGTTATTTAATTCTATACACAATTTAGAAGTAATGCCGTCTATGCG